TCAAATCATCAAATCATCAAACCTACACAAAGAATCTATACTAATTAAAGACTGTGATAGTTTCTTTGACCATGAAGTGACCGATGGCAATTATGTTTGTGTGACCAATATTGCAAAACACGAATCACTTAAAAAATTAGGTGCAAAAAGTTTCGTAACCTATAATGACCAAGGTATCATTACTGATATTGTAGAAAAAGAAGTTGTGTCCGACACATTCTGTATTGGTGGTTACAAGTTTGAATCTGCTGATGATTATATACAGGCATACGAAAACCTTTCCACAACCAGAGAAGTGTTTGTCTCTGATGTTATTAGTTACTGTATCAACCAAGGCAAGATGTTCACCATAAAAGACACAGAAAACTATGTTGATGTTGGAACTGCACCAGAATGGTTTGATTACAATGACAAGCCTGTAATCTTCTGTGATATTGATGGCACTATTGTCAAGAACCAAGGACGTGTTGGGCCCAATAGTTGGAGTGATGCACCAATTGCATTAGAAAAGAATATCAAACGTTTGTTGGAATTACAGAAGCAAGGTGCTCAGTTCATTTTTACCACAGCAAGACCACAAGAATATGAATTCAAAACCTCAAAAATGTTATATGATTTGGGTTTCAGAGAATTTGATTTGATTGTTGGATTACAGAACGCAAGACGTATTCTAATCAATGACTACAATAAATCGAATCCATATCCAAGAGCCGAAGCAATAAACTTGGTGAGAGATAGTGATAACCTAGAGGATTTCCTATGAACATTTTAGTAACTGGTGGTGCCGGTGGTATTGGATCAACACTTTGCATGTTATTGACCAGAAATGGTCATACGGTATATGCACTGGACAATTTAAACAATGGTTATATGGCCAACCTGTGGGAAGATGATAAACCTGTTTGTGGTTTTATTCATGGTGATATACGTCACACAACCATGTTGGAAAATGTAATACGAAATAAAGATATTGATGTGATTGTTCATTTGGCTGCAATATCATCTTTACCTGTATGTGAATCTGATCCAGTTGAGTGTCTGAGTGTCAATGTTGGTGGTACCGCATCGGTATTACAAGCAGCAAGAGAAAAAGGCATTAGAGTTATCTGTGCAAGTACTTCAGCAATCTATGAAAACAATGACAAAGAAGATGCACCATTCAAAGAAACTTTGGATGTGAATCCTAGATTGTTTTATCCTCTATCCAAGAAGTTGATGGAAGAAGTGATTGAATCCTACATTCAGAACTACGATATGGACATTATTACATTAAGATTCTTTAATGTGTTTGGTCCCAGACAAGACGTACATCGTAAAATGCCACCATTAATCAACTATATCGTTCGACAGATTAAGAACAAAGAGAAGTTGACATTCTATTCCAATGGTGAACAGTTGAGAGACTATATTCATGTTGATGATGTGACTACTATGATTGAGGCTTGTATTAATGCACCGAAACTACACAAACCATGGACGACATACAATTTATGCACAGAAACTTTGACCTCGGTCAAAGATATCATTGGATATGCCGAAAAAGCCTTTGGTAAATTCGAATACGAGTTTGTTCAAGCAGATAAGTATTGGAATGGTTACAAAGTTATTTTTGATGGTGAGAAACCATTATTGAATGAAGTTGTTGAACGTGAAGTCAATAAGTACTCTTTGGGTTCAATTGAAAAGGCAAAGAATTTGGGTTGGGAACCAAACAGAAACATTGAACAATTGATGATTGAGACAATGAAACAGAATATGGAAAGAATAAAATGATTAATGAGTTTGATTATGAAGGATTAAACAAACAATGGAACGAAGCACAACCGTTTCGTCATGTTGTTATTGACAATTTCTTTGATGAAGAAACTGCATTGAAATTGGCTGCTGATTTCCCTAATGTGACAACCGAAAAGGGTGTGTTCTATAATAATGCACTAGAAATCAAAAAGGCCGTTGGTGATTGGAATCAATTTCCAAAGACAACATATAGTGTTTTTCAATATATGTGTTCCGAAGCATTCTTATATAAGATTGGTAGAATCACTGGGATTGACGACTTGGTTTCCGATTATGGATTACATGGTGGTGGATACCACATGCATCCACGTGGCGGTAAGTTGAATATGCACAAGGACTATTCAATTCATCCAAAACTTGGATTGGAACGCCGTGTTAACATTATCATGTATATGACACCAGATTGGGATGAATCATGGGGTGGTGGTTTACAGTTATGGTCACATGATGAAGAAAAGAACCTACCAAAAGAATTGATTAAACAAGTACATAACAAATTTAATCGTGCCGTTATTTTCGATACTACACAGAATTCTTGGCATGGTCTTCCTGATCCGATTGATTGTCCTTGGAACAAATCTCGCAACTCTTTAGCAATTTATTACTTGTCCAACCCACAAGACGGTGCGGAAACACACACAAAGGCTTATTTTGCGCCAACCAAAGAACAAGAGAATGATCCTGATGTTATTGATTTGATTAAAATGAGAGCTGGTCTAAAATGAGTTTCGTGCCTGATAAAAATATATTCTTGGTAACTTCATCAATTAAACCAAACATTGGTGCGTTTAATGATGACCAAAGATTTCAACAAACAATTAATACGTTGCGTTCGGTTAGAGAAAAGGTGCCAGATGCAATCATAGTTCTTTCGGACTCGTCCGCCAGACCACTTACTGATTTGGAAAGAAATGCAGTTGGTGAAAAGTCCAATTTCTTTATCGACATGGGACAAGAACCAACCATGAGGATGTTGACCGAACGTGGAATGAAAAGTCAGGCAGAAAACGTGATGATGTTCCACACATTACAAACATTGAGAAATTCACCTGAAACCAGTCAGTTAATGAATTCAACCAAGAGAATCTTTAAGTTTTCTGGTCGATCTTTACTGGAAGACTCATTTGATATTAAAGAATATGATAACCTGTTCGGTAAGTTTGTTTTCAAAACCCGTATTCCAACATGGATGAACCCACCACACATACCCTTTCTGTATATCACCAGGATGTTCTCCATGTGTCCGTCACTGATTGACACATATCTTCAAGTGATCCAGGCAAACCTGCAACTGGTGGACCAAGGATTTGACACGGAACATGCTCACTTTGCACACATTCCACAACAATACGTGACGGAATTTGACAAATTGCATTGTTGGGGTTGGCTGGCCGGTAACGGTCAAATCGAACATTATTGACACATATATATCGGTTCCAACATTGCCAGGTTTGGCAATATGTGTTATAATCTTTTATAAATAACCCTACGGCAACCAAAGTGTGTTGCAAATCTTAGAGGTAAAATGAAATCTTTCCAGCAATTTATAGTTGAACAAGAAGACTCGGATGAAGGTGCCAGTCGTCAGATTAAACATTTGACGCACGTGGAGGATCGTCCACTACAAAATGGTGAAAAAGGCGCATTGCACGCCATCAAATCTCTATCTGCAGCTGCCGAACATATCAAACAAGGTAAGAAAAGTTCAGAATTGACCACGAAATATGATGGTTCACCTGCAATTGTATATGGACACCACCCAGATAATGGTAAATTCTTTGTTGCATCCAAGTCGGCCTTCAACAAGACTCCAAAGATCAATTACACACCAGCAGATATTGACAAAAACCATGGTCATGCACCAGGTTTGGTCAAGAAACTCAAAGATGCACTGAAACATCTACCGAAGGTTGCACCAGAAAAAGGTGTGTATCAAGGTGACATGATGTTCTCGGATGAAGATAAAGTTAAACACGGAGACAGTGTTTCTTTCCATCCTAATCCATCCGGCCTGACATATACTGCCCATGGCAAACATGCCTTGGCTGCACGTAAGGCCAAGATTGGCGTGGTTACTCATCTTTCATATCATGGTTCCTCAGCAAATCTAAATGCATCACATGAAGTGGATCACGAAAACTTCCACAAGCATCCTGATGTATTCTCAGTTGATCCTAGAATGGACACATCAAAGGTTCATTTCAGTCTTGCTCAACAAAAAGAATTCAACAAACACCTTAATGCAGCACGTGCGGTACACGATACACATGGCGATGACATGTATGCAGGCACCAAAGCACATCAAGGTGTCGGCGGCCACCTAGAAACTTACATGAATCACACCGTAAGAACAGGTGAAACACCTAATCACCAGAACTTTAAGAATTGGTTAGAAACCAAGAAGAATAAAGAAATTGATAAACTTAAAGTTGAAAAGAACAAGAAAACCAAACAGACAGAATTAAAGTCTGAACTCGACAAGGTCGAACGCAACAAAAAACATTACAATAATGTATTTAAGATGCACGGCGAATTGCAAAAGGCCAAAGATACATTAATCCATGTAATGAATCAACACCAAGAGTTCCAACATGAACACGGCGGTGAAGCTGCAAATCCAGAAGGATATGTATTCCACCACGGTAAAGAATCAGACAAATTTGTTAATCGTGCAGAATTCTCACGAAGAAACTTTGCAGGAATTAGAAACATATGAAAAGATTTTTAGAAAAAATACAAGAAGATGCAGCAACCCATTTGCCGGTTGTTATGGCATTTGGACGCATGAATCCTCCTACTATTGGCCACGAAAAACTGGTCAATAGAGTTAAAGAGATTGCTAAAGATTACAATGCGCCACATCACATCATTCTTTCACATTCTGTTGACGCAAAAAAGAATCCGTTGGACGCAGCTGCCAAGGTAAAACATGCCAAACGTTTCTTTCCTAATACCAATATTGAAACGTCAACAAAAGAGAAACCAACCTTCCTGCAACACGCTCAGGCGTTAAACCAAGCAGGTCACGACCATTTGGTTATGGTTGCTGGTTCGGATAGAACACAGGAATACCAAGATAAGTTGAACCAATACAACGGTGAGGGTCCTGGTAAACTATTCAACTTCAAAAAGATCGAAGTTAAGTCTGCTGGTCAACGTGATCCTGATGCTGAAGGTGCCGAAGGAATGTCTGCATCTAAGATGCGTGAACATGCCAAAAACAATGATTTCATTTCATTCAAACAAGGTGTACCTGCACATTTACCAGAGAAACATGCAAAGGAATTATTCCGTGATGTTCGTAAAGGCATGGGATTGAATGAAG